CGTCGATGACGACTACCGCGCCAGTGCTTGCACTGGAAAAATCGCGTTCGCGTCGTTTCTTCAGGCCCAGCGCGTAGGCGAACGCGCATCGCGCCGTGGCCGCAGCCGGCAGATTTACCACTGCCCGCATTGCCATCAGTTCCACCTGGGCCGCAGGCCCATCACCAAGCGGCGCAGCCGCATCACCATAGAGGACACATGAGCTACGACAACACCAACAGCGGCCTTCTGGCCAAGAACGACAAGCAGGGCAACGAAAGCCGCCCAGACTACCGGGGCAGCATCAACGTCGACGGCCGCGAATACTGGCTGTCGGCCTGGATCAAGACTGGGCGCGACGGAACCAAGCTGGCAGGTCAGAAGTACATGAGCCTGAGCGTTAAGCCGAAGGACGAGCAGGCCGCCTACGCCCCGGCCCCTGCACCAGCTGCCGCGCCGGCGCCTCGCATGACGCAGGATCAGCGTGACGCCGTTGCCATCCGTGAGCGGGCCGAGCGGGAGCGCCAGGCGGTGGCGAAGCCGAAAACGAACTTCGACGATATGGACGACGACATCCCGTTCTGAGGCTTGACTGAGGCCCGCGCTGCGGTTCTATACTGGACTTTCCCATCAACCTGCGCCACCCGGATGCGTCTGGCTGGCTCTAGGAGTTCACCATGAGCATCTGCTCGCACGACGGCGAGCGCCGTTACACCCGGCGCGTCTTCGCCAATGGCACAGTCCACATCTGCATCCAGTGCATGGACTGCCTCGATGTGGTCCTATCCCCCAGACACAACATGCGGCCATGGATCAGGCTTGACGAGGTTCCACCAGGCCGCGTGATCCATGACTGGATCGAGCATCAACCGCAGGTAGCGCGACAAAGAGGCCTGTTTTGATGGCCACCACCGCAGACTTCGCCGCCACCTATGTGCGCAAGTACGGCATGCACATCGTGCCGCTGCCGCCTCGAGGCAAGCGCCCGCTGTCGGACAACTGGGGCAACGAGTGCATCACAGACCCTGACGCGGCCCGCAAGTATTACCAGCAGCATCCAGACGCAAACATGGGCGCCGCGCTGGGCCCGTCGCGTCTGTGCAGCCTGGACATCGACAACCTTGAGGCGATGCGCATCATCTGCGCAGAGTTCGGATGGGACATCGACGCACTGGCCGCGCAGGTGCCGACCATCCAGGGCAAGCCGCCAGGAATGCGGCTTCTCTTCCGCGTGCCAGAGGGACAGACGCTGGCCTATCACTCGCTGTCGTGGCCCAAACAGGATGACACGGCCAAACGCTTCACGGTCTTCGAGATTCGGGCAGCTGACACGCAGCAACGCCAGGACGTCCTGCCGCCCAGCGTCCACCCCGACACCGGGCAGCCCTACATCTGGCTGACAAAACCCAACGGTGTCATTCCAGAGCCGCCAGCGTGGCTGCTATCTCTGTGGAAAAACTGGGACGCCCTAAAGCCGCAGCTGCAGGGCCTGTGCCCATGGGCACCAGAGAGACCGACACCGAAGCCTGCGAAACCTCGCATCCCGTCCGGGAACGATACCACGCCAAGCGTCATCGACGCCTATGACCAGGCGCACAGCATCGAAGCGGCGCTTGCGCAGTACGGCTACCGCCAGCAGGGCAAGCGGTGGCTCTCACCGCACTCCAGCACCGGCCTGGCCGGCGTGGTTCTCTTTGACGACAAGGCCTGGATTCACCACGCATCAGACCCGCTGTGCAGCGACGAGAGCGGCCAGCTGGTGGGCGCGTTTGATCTGTATCGGTACTACGATCACGGCGGGGATATGACCAAGGCCGTCAAGGCTGCTGCGGCCGAGCTCGGAATGGACCGTAAGCCAAGGCCGAGACAACCTGCGGCGGCGGTCGCCATCCCACCGTCAATCGATCCAGAAACAGGCGAGATTGACGCTCGGCAACAGCTTGATCTGGTGCTGATGCCGAACGGCACGCCGATCATGAACCTTGACAACGTGGTCAGGGCGATTGAGTCTGATCCAAATCTGCGCGGCAAGATTTGGTATGACGAGTTTCTGGATACGATCATGACCACCTGGCAGGGCGAGGCACGCCAGTGGAAAGACGCCGACGACGTGCTGCTACAGCTCTACATGCAACGCCACGTAGGGCTCACTCGCATCGGCCTGCAAACGTGCCACGACGCCGCTGTGGTGGCCGCCTTCCACGACACCCGCAACGAGTGCAAGGATTGGCTGAAGTCGCTTGCCTGGGACGGCGTGCGCCGGCTGTCCTACCTGATGTCAGAAGGCCTTGGAGCCCCAGAAAACGCCTACACCGACGCAGTAGGCCGCTGCTGGGTCATGTCAATGGTGGCCCGCGTGTTTCGGCCAGGCTGCAAGGTTGATACCGTGCCTGTTCTGGAGGGAACGCAAGGCGCCGGCAAGTCCACCGCGCTGCGCATCCTCGGAGGCAAGTGGTTCACGGAGTGTCACGAAAACGTGACGCACAAAGACTTCTACGAAGTCCTGAAAGGCCACATGCTGGTCGAGATTGCAGAGATGCACTCATTTACTCGTGCAGAGGTTGAGCGCATCAAAGGCATTATCTCTTGCCAGATGGACAGATATAGAAAGAGCTACGGCAGGAACACAGAAAACCATCCGAGACAAACGGTTCTGGCCTGCACAACGAACCGCGACGACTGGCAGAGAGACGAAACTGGAGCACGCCGGTTCTGGCCCGTTCGCTGCGGCAACGTAAACCACGATTGGCTGCGTGACAACCGAGACCAGCTCTTTGCTGAAGCCGTCCACCTGTTCAACGATGGCGGCTCATGGTGGGACGTTCCGATGGACCTTCAAAACGAAGAGGTTGAGTCCAGGCGCGATTCCGACTCATGGGAATCCGTCATCGGAGGATGGCTGTGGAATCAGAATCGTCCGACAACATCAGAGATTTTGTCTGACTGTTTGAAGATTGAGATCGGTCGCCATGACCAGATCGCACAGAAACGGGTCGGTCGCGTGATGCGAGTTCTTGGATGGAGGACTGTGGTGACGAAATCTTCCCACGGACGCAGTTTTCGGGTGTGGATCAAAGACGAGTAGAACGTGTAGAGTCTCTACACGTGCTAAGTTGTTGTCAGCATTAGAGTTCTACACGTTCTACACGTTCTACACCATGTCTATACTAATACACATGCGCACACACATGCGCACGCACATGGAGGGGTTTTGAAAATCACGTGTTCTACGTGTAGACGTGTAGAACGCGTAGAGTCCAGCGACATGCGCTGGACCCGTTTTTGAAACCATTAGTGGTTACTAACATAGGAGCAAACATGGCAAACAAACCGACCAAGCCAGGAAGCCCTGAACGGGCGAAGCTGGCCGATGCCGTCCTGGCGAACATGGAAGCCGGCATGAGCTGCTTTAAGGCTTGCCAGCAGGCCTGCGTGCCGATGCCGACGTTCATGCTGTGGGTGAGTCAGGACAGCGCGCTGGCTGAGAGCTACGCGCAGGCGCGTGAGAACTTCGTCGAGCGCATTGCCCAAGAGGTCATGGAGTTATCCGACGTCGATGTCGGAGAAACCCCCGATGGCCGGAAGGATTGGGCAGCTGTGCAAAAGCACAAACTCCAGGTAGATACTCGCAAGTGGCTGTTATCGAAACTGGCGCCGAAGAAATACGGCGAGAAACTCGAGATCAGCGGCGACAAGGAATCTCCTCTGGTGCATCGCATCGAGCGCGTGGTGGTTAAGTGAAGATCGTTCCCATGTCATTGTCTGAAGCCAACGAGTTTGTGGCCAACTTTCACCGGCACAACAAGCCAGTGCAGGGAGCCAAGTTTTCGATTGGCGCCAGTGACGGAGATCGCTTGATCGGCGTGGCTATTGTTGGACGCCCTGTTGCTAGGCGCTTGGATGATGGCATCACTGCGGAGGTCACACGCTGCTGTGTGCTGGACGATGCGCCAAAGGGAACGTGCTCGTTTCTGTATTCGCGTGCTTGGCGGGCATGGCAAGCTCTTGGAGGCCATCGGCTCGTAACGTACACGCTGCAGAGCGAATCTGGCGCAAGTTTGCGCGGTGCTGGCTGGCGGGTTGTTGGTCAGTCGGGAGGATTTGCTGAAGGCAAAGGATGGACGACAAGACCAGGCCGTGAGTGGCAATCGGTGATTGGACAGGCAAAATTTCGCTGGGAGGTCGCAGCATGACAACCCTGCGCATCGAAACCCCGGAGTGGGCGCTTCCGCTGCTGGGCCAGGCGCGGTACAAGGGCGCTCACGGCGGCCGGGGCTCTGGCAAGTCGCACCTGTTCGCAGAGATGCTGATCGAGGCGCACATCATGGACCCTACCAGCCGCAGCGTCTGCGTGCGCGAGGTGCAGAAGTCCCTGAGCCAGTCAGTGAAGCGCCTGCTGGAGCTCAAGATCGAGGCGCTGAACGCGGGCGCTTACTTCGAGGTTCAGGAGGCCGTGATTAAGTCCAAGCGCGGCGACGGGCTGATCATCTTCCAGGGCATGCAGAACCACACGGCGGACTCGATTAAGTCCCTGGAGGGCTATGACCGCGCCTGGGTCGAAGAAGCGCAGAGCCTGTCGCAGCGCAGCCTGGACCTGCTGCGGCCGACGATCCGCAAGCCGGACTCTGAACTGTGGTTCACCTGGAACCCGAGCCAGGACTCCGACCCGGTGGACCAGCTGCTGCGCGGCCCGAAGCCGCCGCCTGACGCCATGGTGGTCGAGGTGAACTTCGAGCAGAACCCGTGGTTTCCTGACGTCCTTCGGGCCGAGATGGAATACGACCGTGGCCGAGACCCGGACAAGTACGCGCACGTCTGGCGCGGCGGCTACCTCAGCAACAGCACGGCACGCGTGTTCCAGAACTGGAAGGTCGAGGACTTCGACTCACCGAAGGACGCCATCCACCGCCTGGGCGCCGACTGGGGCTTTGCCACCGATCCGACGGTGCTGGTGCGCTGCCACGTTGTCGGCCGCACGCTCTACATCGACCACGAAGCCTATATGGTGGGCTGCGAGATCATGAACACGCCTGACCTGTTCATGACCGTGCCACAGTCCGAGAGATGGCCCATGGTGGCCGACAGCTCAAGACCTGAGACCATCAGCCACATGCGCAAGCACGGGTTCCCCAAGATCATGGCGGCCGTCAAAGGCCCGCGCAGCGTCGAGGAAGGCATCGAATGGCTGAAGTCCTACGACATCGTGGTGCACCCGCGCTGCCTGCACACGATTGACGAACTGACGCACTACTCGTACAAGACCGACCCGCTGACCGGCCAGATTCTTCCGGTGCTGCAAGACAAGCACAATCACGTCATCGACGCACTGAGGTACGCCTGCGAGGGCATGAGGCGTGCCGCGGCTACAAGGCCTCCAGGACATGATCCTAAATTGGTGGTTCCGACCGTCCATCGCTGGCGATAGACTTCCGCACACCCGCGTAGCATAATCGCGCACGATGCGCAATACCCGGAGCCACTGATGGCCAGAGAATCGACAGAGCAAAGACTGGTCCGAATCCACGCGGAGGCCATGCGCGAGTTCGACAACATCCAGGGCGCTCTGCGGGATGAACGGCTTCAGTGCTTGCAGGATCGGCGGTTCTACAGCATCGCAGGCGCACAGTGGGAAGGCCCGCTAGGTGCGCAGTTCGAGAACAAGCCGAAGATGGAGGTCAACAAGATCGCGCTGGCCGTGCAGCGCATCTTCAGCGAGTATCGGGCGAACCGCGTGACGGTGGACTTCGTGTCCAAAGAGGGCAACGAATACGACCCGCTGGCCGACACTTGCGATGACTTGTACCGAGCCGACGAGCAGGACAGCGGAGCCGACGAGGCGTATGACAACGCATTCCAGGAGGCCATCGGCGGCGGCTTCGGTGCGTATCGCCTGCGCACGGTGTACGAAAACGAGGAAGACGACGAGGACGAACGGCAGCGCATCAAGATCGAGCCGATCTTTGACGCCGACTCCTCTGTATTCTTCGACCTACAGGCCAAGCGCCAGGACAAAGCTGACGCGAAACGCTGCTTCGTGCTGACCAGCATGACGCCTGATGCGTACCGCGAGACGTACAACGACGATCCGGCATCGTGGCCGAAGGAAATCCACCAGTACGAGTTCGACTGGACCACGCCAGATGTGGTCTATGTGGCCGAGTATTACAGGGTTGAGATGGTTCCGGAGACGGTGCATATCTTCCAGAGCCTGGATGGCGAGGAAGAGCGTTACCGCGACAGCGAACTGGACGACGAGATGCTGGCCCAGCTCGAGGCCATCGGCAGCGTCGAGGTGCGCCAGAAGCGCATCAAGCGCCAACGGGTGCGCAAGTACATCCTGAGCGCGTCGAAGGTTCTGGACGACGCCGGATACATCGCTGGCAAGCACATCCCAATCGTGCCGGTCTATGGCCGCCGCTGGTTCGTGGACAACATCGAGCGATGTGCTGGCCATGTCAGGCTCGCGAAAGACGCGCAGCGCCTGGCTAACATGCAGCGCAGCAAGCTGGCGGAAATCTCCGCGCTGTCCAGTGTGGAGAAGCCGATTCTGGTGCCTGAGCAGATAGCCGGCCACCAGGTCATGTGGTCCGAGGACAACCTGCGGGACTACCCGTACCTGCTGCTGAATCCGATCACGGGCGCAGACGGAAGCCAGACGGCTGCCGGACCGGTGGGCTACACCAAGAGCCCGAACATTCCGCCTGCCATGGCAGCGCTGTTGCAGATCAGCGAACAGGACATGCGCGACGTGCTGGGCAACCAGGAACAGGGCGACAAGATCGTTGCCAACGTCAGCGGCAAGGCCGTGGAGATGGTCCAGCAGCGTCTGGACATGCAGACGTTCATCTACATGAGCAACTTCAGCCAGGGCGTGCGCCGCGGTGGAGAAATCTGGCTTGGCATGGCCCGCGAGATTTACACCGAGCCAGGCCGCAAGATGAAGGGCATCGGGACGCAGGGCCAGATGAGCACCATTGAGCTGATGCGTCCGGTGATGAGCGAGGAAGGCGAGATTGAGCACGAAAACGACTTGAGCGAGGCCGAGTTTGACCTTTCTGTCGAGGTCGGCCCGTCTTCGATCAGCAAGCGTGCGGCCACTGTCCGTGCACTTACGCAGATGCTGTCAGTGACGCAAGACCCCGAGGCCCAGCGCGTGCTGCAGGCCGCGGCGCTGATGAACATGGAAGGCGAAGGCCTGGGAGACATCCGCGAGTTCTTCCGCAAGCAGCTGGTGCAGATGGGCGTGATGAAGCCGACCGACGAGGAGGCCGCACAGATGGCCCAGGCTGGCGCTAATCCCGACCCGAATGCGGTATTTCTGCAGGCCGCGGCAGAGGAAGCCCAGGCCAAGGCCGCGAAGGCCCGCGCCGATGTGGTGGCGACCGTGGCCGACGCCGAGTTGACTCAGGCCAAGACCATGGAGACGCTGGCCAAGGTCGGCGGCGAGGTTGGGGGTGCGATGCAGCCTCAGAGCGGCGCCATGCAGACCACGCCGCAGATTGACCAGAAAACAGCGCTTGAGATCGAGGCGATGATGTTGGAGAACCAACTGCGCCGAAACAGGGTCGAGTCTACCGATGGTCAGATTGAGCAGCTCCGCGCCGAGCGCCAGGCAAACGACAGCATGGTGCAGGCTTCTGAAGTCATGCAGCAGGCCGTGGCAGGCATTGGGCAAAC